CCAGAAAACATTTGATTAAGGTTTTCATTTTCAAACCGTATCAAGTGCGCAGCGTATGCGCTGTTTTCTGGTTTTCTGCTGTGCTGCTGGCTGGCATGCACTGGCTGGAAACCGTGGTCCGCCAATATCTCAACCGCTGTTCCGGTATTAATGAAACCATAACGGCTGGTTACGTTTGGGCTGGCTGCATCAGATAGCGCAGCGGGAGCCATTTTAGAAACTAAATCTTGTGTTTGGAAGTCTAACATATTTTTGGTCACTTTCTTTTAGTTGGTTGGCTGGGCAATGGTATTACTGCCCAGCCTAATAAATCACATAACTTGGAAACCGTGTTCGGTTGGATTAGCGCGATAGGTAACAGAAGCAGCCTCGAAGACTGCATGCCAGCGGCCTGTTTTAGCATCACATATATTAATGTGATTAATCCACTGTAAATTGCAGCCGCGTATTGCAAAGTCTAAAGCCTTACGGCTTCCGAAATTTCTAGCACTGCGATTTACTTTCAAAACCGATTTAACTTGTAGCATGTTTTTGGTCACTTTCTTGGTTGGTGCAACAAAACTATTCTGCTGCTGTTTGTTAAAGATCACACTTTTAAATGTTATACAAGTTTTATTTTAAAAACTGCCCAACCATTGCAGGACAGTATACCAGAAAAATAAAAACCCCACGACCATATATATATATTTCATTTAATATTATGCATGTCCCGCCAATGGTTCCAAGTCACAGCCTGCACTTGGCAGCCTGTTATGGCACGGCTGGGTGGACCTTGTTCAATTTCGTTTATCACTTCTGCAGCGCAGCAATAAGCATCAGCTATCTTGTAATATTCTTTTTTAGTTATGCTGCTTTTGGTGCTGCTTAGACTGTGGCGTTCTCCGTAGTATATATTTTTAGCGTGACCATCAACACAAACTGAATTAATACCCCTTAAATACTCTGGTTGTCCTGCATATCTTATACAGTCATAAAAGGCTTTTGTTTTTAATCCGTTTAGTATTGTTCTGGTTGCTTCTGTTTCCTGTTCTAAGTTTTCACAGTCTAGCTGTAGTATATCAATGCATTTTTGTTTGTTGTTGTTATAGGTTGATACTTTTATATCTAACAGATTAGCCCCTGCACTATAGCCTTGCGCCATATGTTCGGCATCAATAACATTTTTGGGCCATTTGTTATTGGGTGATAGTCCACTAGCTGCACCAATAACCCGTGTAACATTTAAACCAGATTTGACTGCAATGGCATCAAATGTTTTGTAGGCTATGTTATACCATTGCTTGCCATATTGTTTGGTTGCTTCTGGTGCAGAATAATACACACCTAAAATATTAAGTGCCGACAGCCTGCGCTGTAGTTCGCCATGTTCCATTTTGTATTCCTTAGTTGGTTTCGTTTACTGGTGGTCAAACCAGACTGCTAGAATAACAGGTTAACCGTTGGGCGCAAGTATGAACGGGTTTTTCTGGTTTTTTGTTGAAAATGATTTTATTTTTTATTTTTTTTTTCATCCCCCCCCCACCAAGGGCGCTGTGTATATACATATGTAACATCTTATTTATATAGCTACTAATGCCATTACACGCCCAAGTCTTTTTTCTTCTTGACTTACCTTGCCACCGTCTTTAGTTATCACCCCACCAGCTAACTATAACCAACTAGGATTGGAATGACTAATGAAAACTGAAGAAAGCAATGGCCCTACAAGGGTAGTACTTAAAGGCATGGGCGGTAGGATAACACTTACCAAACGTATGCTTAGTAAGAGTATCATAGATGCTAACAAGAGCATCACTGTATTCCTCAAGGAGCATGTAACCCTTAGTGGGTATGACGATATCGGCAATGGTGAGAAAGTAGTCCACAATGCCGTATTATCTACGTTTGACGCGCAGGAAGTTTTAGAAACTACTATTACTTTATATCGTAGACCAAGAGGAGACAAGCTATTGTCGATACAAAACCTCTCTAAACTCGCTAAAGAGGGTGATACAGTCATGTTTGACATGATGGATGGTGACATATGGATGGTTGTACATACTCCATCTGAATTAGAGGAAGCCGCATGAACATATCATTAGATATTAGTGACTTTGGTACACTCTGGCACACAGCCTGCAAGGGTTTGGACCTAGAGGGGGGTCGTTTTGAACACATAAAGGGTAAACCACTACATATTATGCCCTTTAGTACCAGTTATTTCTATTGGCTGGGCAATAATGACCTGCAGGCATTAGCTGCCCTGCAACTACTAACCCAATCTGGATACAAAGCAGGTCTATTTTGGGATACAGCGCCTATAAACGATGACCCTGATGACTATACACCTTGGGGTTACGTTATTATTACTGAACTTTCGTATGAAAACAATGAAAAAACTGACCAATTTAAATAAAGGAATAAACTATGCCTAAAGTTAAAACAACTAAAAGTCCTTACAGTGATACTGTAACTCTTATAAACTCTGACATGAGGGCCATACTTGATTTGTTCAACACAGTAGACAGCGTGTTGGATGATATCATGGAGACCTGTGATCTAAATCTGTCTGACATACGGCGCATGCGGGAAGTACTCTACCCTGTAGCCCACAAGCTTAACTTTCGTCCTCAGGAAGTGGACGGCGAGATAAAGCCGTGGCTACCTAAAGTGTTGGCTACAGATGACAACGCTTGGTTTAATGATGCCTGTGAATGATATAAATGATGATGATCCTACTATTGGTGGGATCATCGCCAAGTATAAACAGTCTAACATGTTTAGAGCATTGGCTCACAACAGCAAACGTAGCTACCTTAGTCACCTAGACCATGCTCTTGTCATGCAGGTAGGTAACAGCAAACGTCTGCTTAAGGATACTAGGTACGAAGACTTTAAGCGCAAGGACGCAAAGCAATTGCACATGGATATCTCTGACTTAGTTAGCAGTCACAAGGCACGTCATACCATGACAATCTTTAGGGTTGCATGGGAGAATGCAGTGGACAGTGAACTGGTTGAGTTTAATCCATTCTCTAAGATGAAGCTTAAAGAAGCACCCTACCGCCACGTACTCTGGACACAGGATCAGATTGACGGGGTAATAAATTACTGTGACGCAAACAACAGGACTTCTATTGGTACTCTTACCATGATGTGCTTTGTACTGTGTCAGAGGATAGGGGACATGAGGCAACTCAAGTGGTCTAACATTGTTGATGGACGTGCTAACTTCAAGCAACAGAAGACAGGCACTAGGATGTCGCTACCACTAAACGATGACATCATGGAACGTCTTCAGCTTCACCCTGCCCGTAACTCTAGCACAGTGATAGTTGCTAATGAGACTACGGACCGTCCTTATACTTCAGACAGGATTGATAAGACCTTTGAGAAGATTAGGGCTGGGTATGGGTTGCCTAAAGTTATGTGTACCAACACAGATACAGAGACTAACCTCTGGATTAACGATCTCAGGACAACAGGCATAACACATGCTATGAGGTCTGGTTGCACTGATAGACAACTGATGGCTCTCTCCGGTCACAAGAACCCTAAGATGCTAGAGAGGTATGCCATACACGGTGACCTAGAAGCTGACGTGGCTATGAAAAAAAGAGGAATGCAATAATGCTTATGATTGTAGACAACTTTGTAAAACTAGAAAGTTTTCTAGATAAGTTAAAAGAACACGAAGAGTTTGCTGGTGCAGACGGTTGGTGGGAAGGATGGTGGAAGGTTAAGCCCCGCAATGTATGGGAAGAACTTATCCAAGGTATCTGGAGTAACTACCCTGACATCGAAAACATTAAAGGGTTCGAGTGGTGGACTAATGCCCACACGGGTAAGGGTCTTGGATGGCACATGGACAAGGATGAGGTGCTGGCAGAAGAAGCTAAGTACGTGTTCCCTGAACATGGCTCTATCTACTATCCTTACCCTCACCAGATACAGGGTGGCATGCTTCAGATAGAATACGATGAAGATCAACAAGAGAGCATTGCTCCCGTACATAACCGACTTGTTATGTTCAATCCTTCTCGCTTGCACAGGGTAACTAAAGTGTACAGTGGCACACGCCACGCCTTTGTCTGCAATATCTGGAGAAATCATAAGCCTTTGCAGTATGAATTAAAGGAGAACAGTAAGGGTGAACAGCCATGATAGTAGTTAGCCCCATTGATAGGATGGGAACTGATCTCACAGTGGTTAACAGCGCCCGTGTGTCCTTCAACAGCCAGAGCAACTGGACGTACACTGAAGGATATGATCGCAGGCCTGAGTTGAGCCAAGCAGATGCTAAACTAATACGTTATTTAGCCTCTCACTCCCATTTTTCGCCCTTTGGTCATTGTTTTGCCTCTTTTCACATATCTGCACCTATTTTTGTGGCCCGTCAGCTTGTGAAACATAAATTTATGCGTTGGAATGAAGTATCAAGGCGGTACATCTCTGAAAAACCTAAATTCTATGAGCCAAAGGTATGGCGGTCTGCATCTAAGTCTAAGAAGCAAGGTAGTGGCCCTGCTTTAGAGAACCAAGACGTTCATATTGGTACTACCCAGACAATAGTCTCTATGCTGTACACTAATATGCTAGAGAAGGGGGTTTGTGAGGAGCAAGCTAGGATGGTTTTGCCTCAGAATACCATGACTGAGTGGTACTGGAGCGGAAGTCTTGATGCTTTGGCTGATATGTGTAGATTACGTTGTGCTACTGATACACAGGCAGAGACCCGTGAGGTTGCTGATGCTATCAGTGAGGAGATGAATGCTCACTGGCCTGTATCTTGGCCTGCATTGATGGCAATATAACATTTTACGGGCGGATTTAATCGTCTGCCCGTGATTTAGACGTTGACAAAGCTGCAAAAGTATATATCCTACGGATCAACCCGTGGGGGTTGTAGTACCAGAGGTTAACTAACGGAAGACTTATGCAATGACCTACGCTGAACAATTAGATATCATAAAGGCTATCCCTGTAAGAGAAGGTGAGAGCAAAGTAATCCAATGTCCATTCTGTTATGGGCTGAAGAAACTAGCATTGTCTAAGTTTGACGGTAAGATCATGTGGAACTGCTACAGAGCTAGTTGTAACGGTAAGGGTATATATTCTGGTAAGCGTAGTGCTGAAGCAGTTAAAAACTATTTAGAGGACAGTGTAGGGGTTAGACGGCCTAAGTATAGGTCTATGCCTACAGTTACTGCATCAGTATACAATCACATAGAGTGTCTGAACTTTTTAGAGTTATGTAACAGCCTAGACGCATACGAAAGAGGATACATACAGGTTAAGTACGCTCCTGCTGAAGACAGGGTGCTGTTCTATACAGGTACGGGTGCTGTGGGTAGATTACTCTCAGGCTCTGGGCCTAAGTGGATCAGCTATGGTGAGTTGCCTACTGGTGTACATGTCGGCGTAGGTTCGACAGCCGTGCTGGTTGAAGATGTACCAAGTGCATGTAGTGTTAGTAGGATAGATGGTATGGTCGGTGTTGCCTTACTAGGCACAACTATCACTGCAGGCATCAAGAGTACTCTCTCAGAGTATGACAACTGTTATTTGATACTGGACAAGGACGCATCAGTTAAATCTTTAAAGCAAAGTAAAAGTATAAGTCGTAGCATTAAAGTTCGTTTTACCTCAGAAGATTTAAAATACTTGACTACGGACAAAATACAGGACTTAATGCACATCAGCTAAGTATAAATTAATAAGATACCAACTAAGGATATATGAATGGACCATTCACTACTCAAGAATTTACTAGAACATGAGTTCTACTTAAAGAACAAAGCCAAGCTACGTGCATCTCTCTTTGATGATACCGTGCTGGAAGTATACGAAGCCATAACATCATCCCACGATAAGTTTGGTATAGATATATCTCCTGTAGAATTGTTTGCACACTGGAAGTCTACTCATCCTACTGCTACCACCTCATGGGCTGCAGAGGTTGAAGACCTTGTTGGGTGTATATCTAGTGCAGAAAACATATCAGACGCTATCGCAACAGATGTCATAGAGAATTTGTGGCGTCAGAGCGTAGGCCTAGACATAGCTAACTTAGGTTTGTTGATGTCTGAGGGTGAAGTAGCTGCAATGGACCGTCTTAACACACTCCTTGATAGGGTGTCTGATGGATATCTGCCTGATGACTTTGACTCCGCGATAGAGAGTGATGATATCTATGCTCTGCTTGCAGTCACTAGTAATGACAATCGCTATAAGTTTAACATAGAAACCTTGAGCCGCCACGTCTACGGCATTGGTGCTGGAGAGTTTGGATGCATCGCAGCATACTCTAACGTGGGTAAGACTGCACTGGCTGTTAGCCTGTGTGCTGGTCCTGCAGGCTTCTGCCAACAGGGTGCGAAGGTTGCATACATATGTAACGAAGAGATAGCCAAGAGAACCAAACTACGTGCTATAGGTTCTTACACAGGTATGACCCGTGAAGAGATAGACCTAGACCCCGCTGCAGCCGCAGCCAGATACTCTGGTATTAAAGACAGACTTATCTTTGTTGATGCACAGGGCTGGGATATGCAGATGTTAGAGGGTTTCCTTAATAAAGAGAAGCCTGACATATGTATGATTGATATGGCTGACAAGATAGAACTGAATGGTACTTTCAACTCAGGTCACGAAAGACTGCGAGAGCTATACTATAGAATAAGAGAGTGTGCTAAAAAATATAATTGCGCTATCTTAGGAAATTCTCAGTGCAGTGCAGAGGCTGAAGGCAAGACCCGTATCACTATGTCCATGATGGAAGGCTCTAAGGTTGGTAAGGCTGCAGAGAGTGATATCATGCTGGGCATCGGACGTATAAATTCTGGAGAGGATGATAACGATCCTAGCCGTTGGATCACAGTAATGAAGAATAAAATTAGTGGGTGGCATGGTACTGTGCAGTGCAACCTTGAGGCAGAGGTAAACCGTTATGTTGTTTAGTCCTGACCAAGAGGTATTGATTGCTGACTTGGAGACCACTGTGGAGTTCTTCACTGATGGCAGGCGTCCTGATAATAGTCCATTTAATCCGGTTAACCGTTGTGTATCCGCACACTGGGGTTGGCTGGGTTGGGATACCTTAGATGATTACACCTACAGTATCTTTCATCACAACGAACATCCTAAGTCTGACAGCCCAGAGGCATTCCAAGCTGCGCTGTACAAGGCTAAGATTGTAGTGTTCCATAATGCTAAGTTTGACGTGCAGTGGTTACTAGAGATGGGCTTTGTAATCCCAGACACTCTGAAGATTTACTGCAGTATGATAGCAGAGTTTATACTGCAGAAGAGCCAGAGAAATCCTGTGTCATTAAAGATGTCTGCAGAACGTAGAAATCTGTCTAACCAGAAAAAGACTGATCTTGTAGATGATCTGTTTAAG